CCTTGACAATTTGACCAGTCTTCTTATCAAGATACTGGCGTCCTGTCTTGACATGGACCTTCTTTCCAGTAGCGGGGTCGATCGGACCACCTTCCGAAGCCTTGCGTAAGCGGATCTCGTCCACATACACAGGACCACGGGCTCTAGAAATAAGAGTTGCTGCGCCACGACCACCCTGGTACTTCTTCTTAAGACCACGAATATCGTTGTCTTCTTCAGAAGTCCTCCAGTCAAGACCATGCTTAGGAGCGTCGATAACCACCATGGAATGTCGAACTGCACGGGCAAGTTCCTCAGCGCTCGCACCGCCAAGAGTCATGTCCGTAATAAGATTCGACACCACACCCATATGGCGTCCCTTCTCCTTCTCACCCATCTTCTTCATACCTGGGTAACCAGGATATGCAGCCTTGGGGTCGAAGCCTTGGAGACCCTTAAGGGGCGGGGATGTCTTTACCTTCACCTGACTGTTGACGGGAATAACCACCACAGTGTCACCATCGAAGTCAGCTCCGGAAAGACGTTCCGCAACCTTGGGGTGGATACCGATGGCATCCTTAGGGTTCTTACCGAGGATCGCTTGACCGCCCTTGTGCTTGTTGTTAACAGTCACAGTAGGGATCTCGAACGTACCGCCATGAGGATATCGGACAAGACATACTGTCTCACCGTCACGGTAGTCCGGAGCATAGATCTCGTTGGGCTTCAGCGAAGGTACCGGAAGAATAACCTTGGACGACTGACGAGGTAACGATGCAGCTTTCAGATTTACTGAATCAGCATCGCATCCGTCTGCAAAATCGGCAAGAAGTCGCTTTCTCACCGCAGGGTTGTCGAGCTTCATGATATCCATGAACTCGTCATGACGCTTCTGGGCTGCCTTGTCGAGCTGCTGCTTGGCCATGTG